TTCCACCTGCCATATAATACTCTAGAAATTTCCATAGGTTCTCATCTTCTGGTGGTCTACCGTCAAACATACATAAAACTATAAGCCTAGCCTTTTCGGTTTCCCCTAGGGTTTTGTCTTCTAAAATCCTAAAAAACTTCAAGGCTTGCCTATAATCTGTTTTGACCTTTACCCCTTCAAACTCGGTAGGTAAAGGGTCGACTAGGATATTAAACATATCCCTTGTAAATCTCCTGTAAACTTTCGTTCAAGAAGTCCGATAAATATTTCACAAAACTTAACATAATCATAACGTTATTTTCGCAAATTGGATAAATTAAATCAAATGAACCTGCTCCAAGAACTGAATCTATAATTGACTTCTCCATAATTTCAAGTTGATCTAACATAGTTTCATCTTTGGTCATCTCTGATACTGCAATCTCAACTGCTTTCAATTCTTTCATCCATTTTTTTGTGGCTTCTTTGTTTCCAACATTAATTGAGAAAGTTTTTATCAAGTTTCCGTTAGGGTCTTTTACGTCAAGGGTTTTCACCCCCGACTTGAACTGAAATTCTGCCATTACGCTATATCACCAGCAACCAACAAATGAGAATTAGCTTTTATTAATCTTTCATTTGCGTCAATCTCGTAAACAGTTAAATACTGTCCTTCTATTGCTGTGATATTGCTTTCTGATGTATATCCAATATAATCACCCATAAATTGGTTTGCATAAAGCTGTGGGCTGTCTATAGCTGATAATTTATACCCTAAACTATTCCCTTCTCCTGCTGACGCTGTAACCTTTGTTGTGCCTGCTACTGTTCCCTCTGCTACGGTAATAGACAACTCGTCAACGTTAGCCAAAGGTACTTCTGTTGGTTTTCCGTTTAAGTGTATTTCAAAAGAAATATCCTTCTTAGTGTTAGCATCTCCACCACCTATTTCAATTTTGGTAATGGTACATGCTCCCAAAATCCCTTCACCTCTAGCATCCCTGTATCTAAAGTTAGTTTTCCTACCACCTCCAAACTCGTTTCTAATGCTTGAAATATAATCCTGTGCTGTGTCTCCTACAACCCTGTGTCCACTTAATGCAATTGTTACCTGTCCACCTGTTACATCTGATGACCCATAACCATTTCCGTTAAGGTATGATGTTTGGTCAACAACATCATTGAAAGCAATAACTCCAGATTTTAGCCCTTCTCCTAATCTCGCCCAAGTTCTTGAAGCTCCTTGTGGCGTTAGGTCTATCTCGTATAAGTCCATAAAATTCAATGGAAACATATTTTATCCTCTCTTTTTTGTGTATTCTAATAGAAAACTTGCTGAATATATAAACTCGTTCTTTTCAGTTTTGCTTACTAATCTTACCCCAGAAATTGGCTCTATTTTCACAGTAACCANNNNCAATAATACATTTAACTGGTCAACTGCTGTTTTCCCATTTAGAGATTTAGCATTTATTGAAAAGTTAAAAGTTCCGTTGCTTGTACCGTTTAGGTAACTAAAAGTTTTGTATGTGCTAGGCTCATGCCTTATCATTAATTCTTGCAAGTTGCCTTGGAAAAAATCTATAAGCAAAGGAGCATATAGGCTTATGTTTGCTTCTATATATTCTTTAAGTTCAACTATTATATTCGGCATTTGCTAGGTTCTCCCATTCTTTAAGATGATTTGACTTGGCAACCTCAAACCATTTCATACTAGCCCTTGGATTTTTATCCGTAGACTTGTTGTTGTCGTTGTAATATTGATTTTTTGCGTATTCAATATCCCATACTACTAGCCCGTTTGTATATCCTAGTAAAGCAGAATCCTGTAAATCTCCAACATCTTCTGGGCAATATAAATTAGAGTCCTTAATTACCTGCATATCTAACAGATACTGGGCTTTTTCCATTCTCTTTTCTATCCTGCCTTTTATGGCGTTGGTGTCAAATTCTATCATACTAGCATAATCTCAAAGTGGTGTATCTTGTTCCCCGTACCCTCTAATATGTCAATTTCTCTAATTTCGTAATCTTCACCCCTAAAAGTGATCCTATCTTTTTTATTAAAACTGACTTGTGGGCTAGAATTAGTACAGTCAAAAATAAGCATTGCTCTATCCTGTGAGCTTTCGCCCTGTGAATTAAGCAAGTTCTTTTTAACCGTTTCTAGCCTTACGTATTTTAAGGTTACGGCAGTTTTGTATGTTTTCCCACTCCAAGCGTCCTCACTTAGATACTCGGAGTAGGAAACTTCGTGTATTAATAACTTTCTCGGTATTGGTCTGTTCAACATACCCCCCTAAAAACCAAGCTTGTTTTCCCTAGGTAGCTAGTAGCTCGTGGTGATAAAACCCTCTTTTCTGATTTAGCTCTACCAAGGGAATAGTTAAATTTACCTATCCCCTCGCTTTGTGCAGTATCAAAATTAAAAGTATCACCATTTAAAAAGTAGTATTCTATCTGGCTACAAATTGCTTTTTTAACATAGAGTTCCTCCCAGTCTGATATTTCACCTAAGGGCTTGTTTGCCATATTATCTATGTCATCTTCTGCTCTTAGGTTTAGTCTATCAAACTCGGCTTCTGCTATCTCTTGCCCTTTGTAATCTTCTGAATAAAACTCATAGCTAACTATCATTTAAACCTCTATCCAACCCATTTTAAGATATGATTGCAGTTCAGAATATTTCCTGTAGACTGTAACCCCGTTTTTTAACAAACAAACTATTTCGTCATCGGCTTTTTCAATTTCTTGAATAGGCTCTTTGATCTCCTGCTTGTCCTTGTAAGTCTTTTTTGCTTGTGCCATTACTTACTCCTTATGTTGTGCTTCCAGCTACTTCCACGCTTGTCGCCTGTAGCTCTTGGGCTGAACCGTTAACAGTAATAACATTATTAGTACCAGTGTTACCTGTTGCAATAGTAATTTTAACTACTGTGTCGGAAACTCTTGTTAAAGAACCTGCTTCTATAGCTGTTTTATCTGTACCTGCTACCCCTAAATCTGCCATTGAAACTGTAGGTTTAAAAGCTCCACCGGTTAAAGTAACAGTTATAGTGTTATTAGCATTAACTAAAGTTAAAGCACTCGCCACTACTGCACTTGCTGGGGTTAAGGAAACATAGATACCATCTTTCTTATTTGCTGGTACGAATAAGGTATGCAAATTTCTTCCTTGGATTAACCAATCATCTTTGTTAAGGTTCTGGGCTGGTGTAAACATTTTCATGTTTGCAAGCTTTACAATTGCTGTAACTGCTGGTCTCGCTGCTTTTGCTTCATAACCTCTATCGCTTGCACCGTCATGGAAATCATAAGCATTTTTAAGCCTATCAGATGGAATTCTGAAAATTGGAGTCCCATTTAGAAAAGATATTTTGTTGTTCATGTTTCCGTTAAAAGCGTCAACCGTTAATTGCTTTTTAACATTGTTTGCATTATCCAAAACAACTCCTGTCATTGTTGACATAAATACCATTAATGGTACGTTATGACCAATTTTGTTTTGGACAGTTCCAATATCGGTTGTTAGTGACTCAAATATGTCTGCTTCTGCTGGAGTATAAACACCGGTATAACCTACCAATGACGCTTCCTTGTAGATTTTTGAATATCTGTAGGAATCAATCTCTGGGATATTATGGTCTTTTTGCTGTGAAGTTAGGGCTAAAGTAGCTAAATTGTCTAGTCCTGATTCTTCTGCATCCATTCTGTCGATTGCTACTTGAAAAGCTCTCTCCATTTCAAAGCTATAAGTTTTGTACTTTAATTTAGTTGCTCCTGCTGTTCCATATCCAGATGTTCTGGAGTAATCTACGTTACCCTCGGTTTCAATATCTGGAATCCTCATTTCGTTTCCACCAACATATTTAACAAATAGTGGATTCATTTCTAGTGGTGCAGATGTTAAACCTTCCTGCATTACTTCGTCGAGTACTTTTTGATATAAAGTTACTCCGTCAATATCATTTGGCATTATGCCCTCCTGTTTTTTGCTAGGGCATAAAAAAAGCCACTAGACAATAATTTAAAGTTTTAACTCTAATTTATAGCTTTAGTAGCTTTCCCAAAGTTTTTAAAGAACTAAGTAAACTTATGAATAGTATAAACTTGTTAAGTAGTTTATGTCAACTATTAATTAAACACTTCTTGCTATTGCTCTTAACCTGTCAAGTTTTTCTTGATCTGGATTTCCCCTTTTCCCTTCTGTTTTATCCCCTAATTTTGGTGGTGTTATTGTTAAAGGAAATTCTTCTAGGGCTAGCTTTAGGTTTTCCTCTAGGCTTGCTCCATCGTATGTCTTTACAAGTTTTGCATATTTACCAATTTTATCTTTTGGAATTCCTGCTTCAAGCATAGTTAATTTATCCAGTGCTTCTTGTAGCTCCCTTGTTTTTTGCCCGTTTTCTTCCTGTAGTTTTTTTGTGGCTTCTAAAAGTTTATCCTGTTCGGTTTTCTGGCTATCTTGAATTTCTTTAAACTTCGCTAGTCCATCTTTTGCACTTTCGAGATTTTCTACCCCCAGGTCTTTAAATACTCTTTCAAGTGATTTTTTTGTTCCCTTGGCTACTAAATTATTTACCTGCTCTTGCGTAAATGTCTTTTCTTCCTTTGGTTGCTCTGTTGGTTGCTCTGTTACTTGCTCTTCGATTACTTCGTCTGGCATTTTCTACTCCTTAATAAATTTGTTGTCTATCGGCTCTATTTGTTCGACCTGTGTCTTTTATAAATTGACCTCGCTGCGGCGAAGGCCCGCCGAATAAGTTAGCTTGAGCAGCAACCTGTGTTTCAGGTTATCGGTTTTCTCAAACAACGATCTGGTTTCATCACCGGAAAGGATGGTACGGATGTAGGTCTCTTTTTTAGGGTAGGGTTGATTACTCTTTTTAGTGCCTTCAATATATGGGTACATTCTATGTCCACAATTAATTCCAAAAAGTCCATCTATTTCACCTATAGATGTTTCTGACAAAGCTGGATAGTTAGGGTTAGTTCCACTTCTAGAATAAACCTTCCCTTGATATGGTGCACACTTTGGTCTTGCTCCTAGGTGGCTTGATATTTCTACTAGGTCTATATCTAAATCATCTAGCCTATCAATTTGCGTTTGTGTTACAACCTGCCTTTGATTAGTTCTAACTACCATCTGGCTGTAACCCTCTATACTCCATGTTCTATCTGCTTTATCCTTTAATGCCGGTACTCCTTTCCCTAGTAACCTTTTAGCCGTATTTTTTATGGCTTCCCTGCTCCCTGTTCCTTCTACAAACTTTTGGGCTATAGTATCGGCAACTGTTTGCTCGTATATTCTGTTCATGCTGGATATTATTGTTGATCCAGTTTGACTAATATCCTTTATGGCTTTTTTCTCAAATGTCGATAATGTTAGCTTTAGCCTTTCGCTTGCTTCAATGGGCAAGGCTTGGCTTAATCTATCTGCTGGCA